TCATAGCATCGCCCTCCGCTTGCTCTCCTTGGTCAACCGCTTGAAGAGTTCTCGTAGCACCGCGGGGCGAAGTGGATTACGCGATAATTCGCGCCACATGCGGCGATTTAAAGTGTTGAGCAGTCTCTTACTCATGGCATGTCCCTCCCTGCAAAACGGTAACCAGCTCTTTGAACGCCCGCTCATCCAAACCGGCTTTCAGCTCCCGAGCCTCTTTCGCGGTGATCGCCACCGCGGCGCCCTGGGTCTGGTCAATAAAACGATCACGGTCATTTCGGCAAAGGAAAGCACTCAAAGTACCCCGCTGTGTACGCTTCCCTGTTCTGGGGTTAGGTGGGCCAATAAAGGTCGGTGGATTCGTGCCATTGGCCCATGCGAAGTAAGTCATGACAACCTCCTTTGGCAGATAGCAGCCTCGCTACGCAAGGCATCAAGCAGAAACCGAAACTGTGTTCGCTCCTGAATGCTGAGGTCGGTTTGTTCTAGCAGCGCCTCAAACTGGTCGAGCAAGGCGTAAAGAGAGAGTGGATAAATGAGGTTCATACGATGAGCCCCCTATCAGGTGGGATAACCCGGTAGGTGGTCATGCAACAGGGAGTGGGAATGCAGAGGCGCCAAAGGGCAGCCGAATGACACGGATGAGCAATCCGGGATCTGAGTCGGCTAGATAAAGCCTGGGTGGGGACAGTAGCCATAATGGCAGCCTCCGTAGTAGTCAGATTTTCTCTACCACCAGAAGACGCCAATCTAAGTATGGTGGCAGCCCGGACAAGGTTGGCGTAACTGGTCACTACGGAACCCAGCGCCCCTTGCGAGGCCCTCGCCCGAACCGCCATAACACAGCTGAAGCAGCCAAGCGGAGCCCCAAGAGATGAGGGTCGAGTACCGACAACAAAACACGCAAGAGCGTGGGTCGGCTCCATATTAATTCCCGAGACGCCAATCTCGGCAACGGATTTTGCTGCTGCAGGTCGAATCGAACCCTGTTGAACATTGAAGAACAAGCCCATCCCTTGGGGTTTGAGCAAAGCTTCGCCCTGGGCAGTGAGCCCATATTGGTTTTTCATGGCATACCTCGGAATTAAGCTGCAGGAGGGAGTTGGATACAGGTGTACGAGCACACAGAATGGCTGAATAGTCATCAACCAAAGGAGCTGCTTGCCTCTGGTATCGCCAGTGGTTGATCAGGTCCACCAGCTTATAGGCTTGATCGCGGTCGGCTAACCAATATCGCTTGAAGCGGGTGGTCCCGCCGCCGCGGTGTCGGTGCTCGAAAAACACATCTGTGATGGCTATCCCGTGGTTTCGACGGAGCAGACCAATGCTATTGTGCGCAAGTTGAGATCATGGAGTCCAGCTAGGCCAGACAAGGCGCTGACACCCTGAGCTCCCTGTTCCAGTAGATGGATAGCGACCAATTCGTACTTGATGATATGCTGACCGTGTTCAAGCTGGGTCGTGCCGTTCATGGTGCGGTCTTTTTCTTTTTGCATCTTCTCCTCCTTACGCAGCTTTGCCTTGAGCATTGATCCACTCGTGAACATCTTCACAGCGCCAGGCAGTGACTCGCGCGCCCAGCTTGATTGGCTTAGGGAATTTGCCTTCACCAACCATTCTCCACAACGTGGACTTGCTAAACGGCAATGGACCTACCTTGCTGGCCGTAGTTACCAGTTGTGCCTCTCGAATAAACCCTGTTTCTGGAATTTTCATGTGCGCTCTCCTGAAATGAAAAAGCCCGACACAGTGGTCGGGCTTAAGGGGGTAAACAGTTTTCGATAATGAATAGGGTCAATTTTGTTTTCGTCTCCTCCAATGCAAAAAACCGGCACGATGGCCGAGTTTGGATACGAAAAAGGCCCGATCTCTAAAGAATGGGCCATTATGGGGAAATCGTAACGTTGGTGTGATAACGAGTCAAGCTGTCGCTTAAAGTTTCACCACACCTATCTTCTCTAACCCCTGTCGAAATTCATCGGACGAATATTCCCGCCCTGTTGTGATTCGTAAAAATCGGCCAGCCATTGCAAAAGCTTACGGCGGTCATCAAGGTACTCAGCCCTATGATAGGCAGCTCGTACCTTGTTGCGCTCAGCATGGGCAAGCTGGCGCTCGATCACATCTGGGTCAAAGCCCTCCTCGTTGAGGATAGTGGATGCCAGAGCCCGAAAGCCATGTGGGGTGGCAATTCCCTTGTAACCCATTCGCCCCATGGCATAACTCAGGGTGTTTTCACTCATGGGGTCGGTCAATTTACGCTCACTCGGGAACAGCAGCTCACAATGCCCAGATATCAGACGCAGCTCCTCAAGTACAGCAAGTGCCTGCCGGGAGAGGGGGACTATATGGGGTGCGCGCATCTTCATACGTTCAGCAGGGATCCGCCATTCTGCTCGCGCCATGTCGAACTCATCCCAGCGAGCAAAGCGCACCTCACCAGGGCGAGTCATCGTCAACATCAATAGGTGGATAGCTAGACGAGTTGCAGGGTTAAGTGGCTCAGCAGCCAAGCGCCGGTAAAATTCCGGCAAGTCAGCACGTGGAAGTGCTGGACGGTGTTCTTGCTTGGTAGCCCTTAGCGCCCCTTTCAGGTCTTGGGCTGGGTTGTAGCTGACCCGCCCAGTCTGTATGGCGTAACGCATGACGGAACTGATCCGTTGCAGCACCCGCCCAGCAGTTTCTGTAGCTCCCCTAGCCTCTATCTTGCGCAGAGCATCCAACATGATAGGCGCTGTTAGTTCTGCAACCGGAACTAGCCCAAGCTCAGGAAAAGCATCAGCTTCCAAAGACTCGATGACCCGCTGGGCATGGCCTGGACTCCAGCGAGCTAGCTGCCCCTGGTGCCACTCCCTAGCAATGACCTCAAAGCTGTTCTCGCTGGCAAGTCGGCTGGCTACCTTGCTCTGCTTTCTGGCAAGACTTGGATCGATGCCATCAGCCAGCAGCCTCCGTGCTTCCTCTCTCTTAACCCTTGCTTCTTTCAAGGAAACCTCTGGATAGACGCCTAGCGCCAGGACCTTCTCTTTTCCACCAAAGCGGAACTTGAGGCGCCAGTACTTCCCCGATGAAGTTATAAGTAAAAAGAGCCCCTTTTCATCAGACAGCTTCTGCTGCTTACCAGTGAACTTGGCTTGTCGAGCTGCGGTATCAGATAGCGGCATGGGGGTATCTCCCGATTCAATTGGGGGTACATGACAGACGCTGGGGGTATAAGCCTCCACCTCACAGGCCAGGAATGGCGCGGGATTGCGGGCATGTGGGGGTACTTTTTATCCCAGTGGAAACATGTACCCCCAAAAGTACCCCCAAACTCGGGGGGATGTCATGAGGCCTTATGATACGACGAGAGACAACAAAAAACCCGCAAAGCCTTTAGCTATGCGGGTTTATGGTATGTCTTGAGACTGTATGAAACTATAGTTTGGTGCCCGAGGCCGGAATCGAACCGGCACGACGCGAACGTCGAGGGATTTTAAATCTGATTCAGCCCTATGAGAAAACAAGCACTTACATAAAAATCAAAGAGTTAGTGAACCAATGACAGCTAAAAATGACCACCTATTTAAAATTTTGTCGCCACTCTGTCGCCACTTTCAGCCCCCACCTGACAGCATTCTCTGCAGCTCTCCCCACTCCTCGGCATACTCCCGACGCAGATAAAACTGCCGCAAGTTGATGGTGGTTTTCTTAAGAAGACCTGCTTCGGATTCTTCTTTCAGCAGGGTCTGGATATCAAGCCAAAGCCGATCCCTTTCAAAGCCGCTCCAAATCTCAGGTACAGGGGTCAACATGTTGGTGTAACAGACAGGAGCAACCCATTCGAACAACACTTTTTCCACATGCTCTATGGGAAATGCCTTGGCTACTTTGGCAATGTAGCGATAGTCAACTTCGTTATCCACGAAAAACCCTGAGAGGGCTTCACACAACTCGATATCAGACCTAGTTCCCTTCATCAGAACCCCTCAGCCTCAACCCCACCCGAATTATTCTAAACCACAAACAGAAAGAGGATTTAGACGAATAGCATCCTCCAAGTGATCAGGGGCAAAGTGTGCATACCGCATGGTCATGGCGATGGTGGAGTGGCCCAGGATCTTCTGCAGCACCAGGATGTTACCGCCGTTCATCATAAAGTGGCTGGCGAAGGTGTGGCGCAGAACGTGGGTGTTTTGCCCGGGTGGCAGTTCCAGCCCTGCCCGTTCGACCACCATCTCGAAGGCTCGATAACAGTCACCGAACAGGCGGCCGCGCTTTCTAGGCAACTGGGCATAGAGCTCTGGGCTGATGGGGACGCTGCGACTCTTCTTGCTCTTGGTGCGAGTGAAGGTGATGCGGTTGGGGGATACCTGAGACTGGGTCAACTCTCCCACCTCAGACCAGCGTGCGCCGGTGGCCAGGCAGAGTTTCACCACCAACAACAGATCGGGGTTGGGACTCTCGGCACATGCGGCCAGCAGGCGCTTGAGTTCGTCAGGGTAGAGAAAGGCGAGCTCGGCCTCGGCCACCTTGTAGGCCCTCAGACCATCAAGGGGGTTTTCTCCCTGCCACTCCCCTAGCCTTTTCAGCTCATTGAACACCGCCCGCAGGTAGGCGTGTTCGCGGTTAACTGTATTGGGAGTGACGCCCTGCTTCTCCTGGTTGATGGCGCGTCGGTCGGTGATATCCCCTGAAAGGCGAGCTTCACGGTAGGCGGCAAAGTCGCGAGCGGTGAAGTTGACCGCCAGCGGATCACCGAGAGCGTGGCACACCGTCAGCAGCTTGGATTTACGAGCCTCACCATCACGCAGGCTCTGACCATGGCGACCAAACCAGAGCTCGACCAGATCGGAGAGCCGCCGGCCATCGGTTGGCACCCCCTGTCCTTCCAGCCAAGGCTTGCCCTTGTCTGGGTCCAGCACAAAGCGCTCAAATGCCAGCGCCTCGCCCTTAGTCGCAAACTGCTTGCGCACTCTCGGTGCACTAGGGTTTGCCTTGCTTGGGCGCCCCTCTGGATAGATCTCGGCAAGCCACTTGCCAGACATCTGTTTTCTTACCGCCATACTCCCTCCGCACAATACTGTAATTATATACAGCAATCAGTGCTGATTGGGAGTGTTTAGATGATAAGCGAACACACATAGGAAAGAGGCCGCAATTGTTGCGGCCTCTTTAATGCATCACAGATAACGATATGACTGAGGAGGAGTGGAGCCGATGCCAAGCTCAACAAGAGGCATTGGTTGATCGTAACGACGAACATCACCGATACCAATAGCAACCGCTCTTTGACGGTTATCATAGTAACTATCAAAAAAGGCTTTATCGATGCCCGCATAGTTACTAGTCTTCGCCCACACGATCTCTGGGGCATCTGTAATCAAATCTGAAATATCAAATTCACCGACTACTTTACCGACCGGCATGGTGGAATAGATGATCACTGACTTAATGCCGTCTTTTTTGAAAAGATTCTTCCGGAACTCAAACTTTTTAGTTCCATCGAAAATTTTCTCTACAAACTCCGGCTTAATTGACAATAACACTTTCATCTACTTCACCTAATTTAAATATCTGCATAAACTGTTGGTCGCTTAGCTCCATAAAGCTCCAGCGGTCATCACCATTGAGGCCGACTTCGTCAAGTAGTGTACCACGAGTTGGTCTTTTTGGTAGAGCGATATTGTAAGAGAATCGAATTATATATGGATAGCGTTTTGTATTATATATCGAAACCAATTCTTTTCTTGAGAAAACACTAAACCGTTCACAATAAGACAAAAATTCCTCTAGTGAAATAAACTCCCGTATATTCCTGACTTCTTCGACGACACAAATAGACGTAGCGACAGCACGAAAACGTGCAGGACCTTGACCATCGCCAGTACGATATATAACTAACAAATCGCCTTGCTTAGCCTGCATGACCCCAGACATGCCACATATATATATTTTATGGATGCTATTAGTATATGATACATCTTCTACAATATCAGCAGATTCGTTATTCAGTATTGAATCGGGGAATAGCTTGGTATGAAAATCAGGATATATAGCCAATAAATATTTTTTATTATCTGATGTAGATATATATGGATAATCTAACAACACATTATTATGGCTAACACCAAGCGTTCGGATATATACAAGCTCGACACCGTTTGGTGTGATTTTCTTACCGTGAAGAATAAAGCCGTATCGTTCAAACAGTCTAATTAGATAATCATGCTTTTCAAAAACTGTCACGTAAATATCATCAGCTTTTTCACGAATAGCATAATCCAATGCTTTCTTAATAAAACGCTGTCCTCTGAGCGAACCTTTTGAATTAAATTTAAAAGTCCCTATTTTAAGATGTTTACCTTGAGGAAGCGTAGGCTCAATATCATCGACGATGTCTTCCATCTTCAGATACATAAACCCATCAATATGCGAATCATCACTATAAAGAACATATGCGGACTCACCATTAACAGATTTTTTATCTAGCCAATTGGTGAATTCTACATAGTCTTTTTTTAAAGTATCGAAAAACGAATCTGAATGATTGAAGGAATCAAATCTTTGATATATTAAATTATCCACACAACCCCCTGATTAAAATTATCCCGTTTCCTAATTTATAGTCGACATACAAAAATCAACAGACTACTTCATTTTACTTATTTTTCAGCTCTAATAGCTGTGATGATCTCTGCAAATTTATTATTTTTTACAATCGATTCAACAATTGAGGCACTACTATCGTTTCTATAAAGACGCACTGGATTTTCAGCAAAATGAAGGATTATATTATCAAGAAGCTTCCCACTCATTTCACTATTAACATGTCCGGCTTCATCTTTATAACCATGATATGCCATAGCGACAGCAACCTTATAAGCATAGTCTTCTCTTAATCTGCTGACATGATTATATTGTTTTGCAGAAAACCAAGCACCCCAAATCAACGGTAATGATATGGTTAGCCTCGACATTAATTCCGCCACAGTTTTTTCTTTAGCTGAAAATGCGAACTCAATAAAATACCAACTAGATGCAACAAGACTTACAAGTAATAATGCAAACATAGCCCCAGAAAACCACATTGGGCGTTTTAAGTTGTCATGTCTTTTTTGAAAGGCAGATGCCATTCCCTCTTGGCTAGCCAAGGTTAATATTCCATTGGCCTTTTTTATTGCCTCCTCATATGCTTTGCTTATATTATCATTTACCTCATCGATAGTTCTCATTTGATTTTCATGTTGAAGGATCACATCAGCGGATTTGCGCTCAAAGTCACTTAACATCTTCATCAATACATGTTCATTTTCATCAAATTTACTTTCGATATCTTTTATTACAACGTCAGCATGTTCGAGCCTACTTTCAATTAACTTATTGGACTTTGAAAGTAGATTGCTATGTAGTTTATCTACTTTACTTAGCAAGAAATTATCTCTAACGTCATTAACAATAGAGCAGAAATTATTTTCTAAATCGACTAACTCCCTAACCATTCTAAACTCATCATCAGAGTTTTCCTCCGATACGTATCCTCCAGGAATGTAATCTTCACCTCGATATGAATTCAAGGCAATAGAAAGCTTTCTACTAAATGTAATTTTCCTTTCTAGTAGATCAACATACTTTATATGTAGTTCAAAATAGCTGCCATCACTGATGAGTCTAGATATAATGGATGGGTCATCAATCATTGACACTATTACTTTTCTTGTCAGATCAATGTAAGCCTCCCAGATATATAGAACCCCACTTCTGGATAAACTCTCAATATCTATAGATTCCATAAATGAATTAATAACATTTATTTTATCTTTGGTTACGCTTATTTGAGCATCGCTAAGATTAGCAAGTATATTATTTGTATTGTCTCGGTTGGAATTTAGGTCTAAAAATTCAGATGTGAAAATGTCGAGCAGTAATTGCGTATATTTTATTTTATTTAGGAAGTCCATGTTTAAGCCTTATTTAATATACAAACAGGGCGCTTTAGCGCCCTGTTTGTCTTTTTCTATAAGATCTGTGTTCTACCATCACGCCGATGATCTGTATGTGCTGTCGGTCGGAGTGCATGGTGGGGTAATCCTCGTTGAGGGGGACCAGTTCAAACACCTCTTGACCGTTCTCGTCGATGCCGCGGGGCCGGTACTTTTTGAACGTTGCCTCGTTGCTGCCATTCTTGGCCACTACGTAGTCCCCGGGTTGCGGCGCTTCGTCGGGGTCAACGATGATCAAGTCCCCTTCTTTGAACTGCGGCAACATGGAATCGCCACGTAGCCAGAGGCCAAAGCCACAGGGCCCAATATCGACACTGGCCGTAACATACTCAACATTGCCATCGAAAGTGGTGGCCTGCTCGCACATCTCACGCCAGTTACCAGCCTGAACATAGCTGATCACAGGGATCCGTTTACCTTGTGGTATCACCGCCGGTTCGACGTTGTGGTATCCAGGGATTGGATGCTCTGCAGGTAACTGAGGGGTATCCCCGCTTCCAGTCAGCAGCCAGTCAACCGTCACCCCGAGAGCCGCAGCTAACTCGTTGAGATAGCGACCATTAGGCGTGTTTTCTCCCCGCTCCCATTGGCTAATGGAAACGCGTGATACACCTACCCGTGAGCCAAGTATCTCCTGGCTGTACCCGAGTCTCTTACGTGTCTGCTTGATGCGTTCATTTATTTTCATGTAAGCAATCTTACAAGTTGCTTTCGTAGGATTTCTTGTCTTTTATGTAAGTTTTTCCTTGCATTCATGATTCACCTAGCTTTACATTTTCTTTCGAAAGTAAACCTTACAAGGTGGAGTGTGATGAAGAAACAAGACGCAATTGACCACTTCGGTGGCACTAACAAATTGGCACAGGCACTGGGCTGTAAGCCTCAAGCCATATCTCAGTGGAGTGAATTTGTTCCCAAAGGCCGCGCCTACCAGATCGAAGTACTGACAGACGGCAAGTTGAAAGCCGATCTGCACCACAGCACGCAAGGTCGCGCGTAACTGAACTCGCAGGAGGCAACCATCCATGATCATAGCCCCTATCCACATAGACACCCCGGTTTGCACGGTCGAGAGCTTCTCCGAACGGACGGGTTTGACCCAGCGCACGATCGAGAACTACGTGCGGGCTGGGCGCATTCCAATCATGCCCAAGCAGGGCCGCGCTGAAAAAGTGCTGATCAACCTGGTGCTCTACACCCAGCAGGCCATGAATCAGCCGGGCCTGGCACCTGCACCGGCGCCAGTGCGTCGTCCCAGAGTGTCGCGCAAGCAGAGGGATGAAAGCCATGTTTGAGCAAACTTGCAGCAAACATCATCACTTTGACTCTGCATGCTCGCGCTTTGCCGCCAGCCATTCATTGGCCGAGGTTGCCCGCGCTGCAGGTATCGGTGAGCAGGTACTGCGCAACAAGCTGAACCCGGCACAACCGCATCAACTAACAGCCCGAGAACTGGTGGCCATTTATCACGCCACCGAGGGCGACGAGACCCTGTTCGACGGCTTGCTGTTGGAGTGCGGCCTCACTGCCGTGGCTATTCCCAAGGCTGAGCGGGCCCCTTCCCTGCCCCACCAGGCCATCGATCTGAACGCCAAGATCGCCAGCATTGGCCAGCGAGCACTGGAGCTGACCGACCGCGGCCGGATCACCCGATCTGAGCGCAACACGCTGGTGAGTGTGGCCACCTCGGCCATGGGGTCGCTCGCCATCCTGATCCACGACATAGAGGCCCGCTTTCAAGCGGTGCCGACCCTAGCCTGTGCGTCAGACATCCTCATGCAAACCATGACCATGTAAGGGGGAACCCATGCAAACCCAACGCATTGACCATGAACAACGCAATCTGGCTGGCCTGACGCCAGAAGAACAGGTGGCCATGAACACCGCCGGCTGCATGTTGCTGCGCGAGATGTTCGGCAAGAAGCGCTCGAGCCTCGACACCGACTGGCTGGCACTTGGCCAAGCCAAGAAAGCCGCCATCTGTGCCATCGCCCGCCAGCCTCGGGGCGAACTGATGAGCGCCACGCTGTCGGCATTGCCGCATGCGCAGCGTGAAGCAATCCGCCTTGCCGTGATTGCACTGGAGTACCAAAGCGAATTTCGCGGCGGCTGTGACACCAAGGTGTGGCACCCGGCTCCGGTCACCAGATCTATCAGGGATATCGAGAGGGAGAAAAAAGAGAGAGCAGCAAAGCTGCGCATGAAGCGTGCAGTACTGGCGGCAAGCCAGATGACCGGGCAAGGCCCACGACCAATTGGGCAATAAAAAGCCCGCATTACGGAGCGGCAACTCCAAGCGGGCCTCTATCAACAACGTATGAGGAAGTCGACATGGCAACTTTAGCGATCCCCTGCGCACTGCGCAACCTTCGCATCCAACAACGCAAGCTGACGGGCCGCTATGGCGCCCGTCTTAGCCAACACCCGGACGGGGTTGCGCTTATCGAGCGGTCAACCGCACTGGCTTGGGCTTCTCTGTTCAGCCGCATCAACCCCTGCACCACTCAACAAGGAGCCTGACCATGAATGCACAACCGACCCAAATTAACCTGCTCAACCACCATGCCGCCAAGCGTCTGCGCCAGTTGCGGGAACAGTTGAAGCTGAGCCGCCCCAAGTTTGCCGCCCAAATCGGCATTCCGCCCACCACGCTCAAGAACTACGAGCTGGGATACCGCGAGATCGGGGGCGGCCTATTCCTGCTGATCGCCAACCACCCGGAGCTGCAATCCCACGTCGCTTGGTTGCTGACTGGCACCACCATGCCGGAGGTGCAGGCATGACCAAGATCTTCCATCCCGTATCCGAGCAGGAGGCGCTGGCCGAGTTGCCACGCCTGCGCCAGCGGCTCACAGCCAAAGCCCGCCACTCCTCATGCCTCAAAGGAACGGAGGGTAAAACTTTGTTAGCCCAGGCAAAGCGTGCCCTGCGCTGGCACCAGCTGTTTGTCAGCATCAACCGGAGGACCTACCAATGAGCGACATCATCAAGATTGCCCGTCAGGCACCCAAGGTGGTCGAGGGGCTGCTGGCCGATATGTTCGCCGCCAATGCCGAAGATAACCGCATCGCCCTGGGCGGGGTTTACTCCGGCCAGCAGTACATCCAGCTGCAGCTGGTTGCGACCAGCAACCCGGCTGATCTGCTCGATGATGACGGCGACGAAGACGATGACGATGCAACACCACTCCCCGCTCACAACCCGCTGACCACCCACTGGCTGGCTGCTCGCGCCGAGTTTATCGCCGCCGGCGGTGAGGCCAGAGGCAATCGGGATATCCCCCGGGAGCTGCTGGCGCTCGGTGCAGTGCGCTCTGTCTATTGGCTGGCTCTGGGCCAAGGGGCAACTGCGCTAGCCAAAGAGATCGGCGAGTGGTGGCAGGAGTGCGCGCCACTGCATGGGCAAGGTGAGGTGATCAAGTGACCCATCACCTGCAGCAGGAACTGACCAGCCTGATGTATCGCTGGCAAGAGGCCTATCTGGAAGACGCAGCGCGGCTGCGTCTTTATCAACGGGAGCTGGCCCATGCGCGCCGGCTACCTGCCCGCCCCCACGTCAGCATCAAGCTGTTGCTGCGCCAGTGTGCGGCCGCCCGTCGAATGAAAACCCATGCCCAGCAGCGCATCAGTGGATGCCTGTTTCGCATCAAGACGTTATCCGCTTAACGCATGACCAAGCTCACCACCCGGCTGCCGCTGTCGAGAAAAGCACAGCTGCAGCGCATCAACACCCTTTCCAACTCTCTGCCCGGCGTCAACTTTGACGCCGTTTTCGGCGGCCCACGCGGCCAATACGATCTGTTGTGGGCTATCCAGCTGCTTGATGGCCTCTCCCCCGAGTTAACCCGCGACCTGTTCAAGCAGTACGCAAGGCGCCGCAAGGATTGCAGCTTTACCCATTGCCGGGCAGCAAATATCTGGCTGCGGGAGCGAACCCGCTGGGTGCGCCAGCTGCTCCACTCCATACCGGTCAACCCAAGGGAGATGCGCGATGAAGACGGCCGCAAGAAGGTGGCCCACCAGTTCGCCAACCAGACCGCAGCTATTTACAAGAACATCGAGCAGGACATCAAAGAGGGCGCCGAGCCGGATCTGCTGCAGACCTGGGCGCTGATGCGCCAGCCGGCCGATCAGTGGGGCTTTATCGGCAAGATGCCCAAGTTCAAAACCGACGAAGTGCGGGATAACTGGATCCTGAGCGTGCTGGTGCGCCTGCTCTCTGCCAAGTGGTGGGAGAAGCGAGTCAACCGCTGCTGGGATCGGCTGCAGGAGCAGATCAACATTCTGCTCGGCAAGGTGCGCAAGGGCGTGTCGGCTTATGTATCGAACGCCACCATGAAGGTGGTGCGCGAACGCAAGCGGGCCATGATGCGCTGGCTGACCGAGTCGGAAGTGGTCAACGAGCAGTATGACCTGGTCGTGTCGATGAAAGATTGTTGGGAGGCCAGCAACGCCAACCCGGTGAACCGTCGCAACGAAATGATGGTGCGTGCTCGGGGGTTCAATGACTATGCCGAGGAGCAGGGTCATGTGGGGGTCTTCTTCACCTGGACCGCCCCGAGCCGCTTTCATGCCTGGACACAAAAGCACAATGGCAAAGCGGTAGAGAACAAGCGATATCAAGGGGCCACGCCGCGGGAGACCTCCGCCTATCTGGCCAAGCTATGGAGCCGCGCCAGGGCCGCCCTCAAACGGTGGAACGCCCCCGTTTATGGATTTCGCGTGTGCGAGGCTCACCACGACGGCACCCCGCACTGGCATCTGCTGCTATTTATGCGCCCGGAAGATCGCAACCGGGTGATCGGCATCCTGCAACGCTATGCCCTGACCGATGACCACGAAGAGCTGGTGCGGGATATCAAGGGCGCCCCACCCTTTACCGATTTTACTCCCCGTTTTGACTGGAAAGAGATAGACCCGGCCAAGGGCGATGCCGCGGGCTATATCGCCAAATACATTGCCAAGAACATCGACGGCGCCTATCTGGACGATGACGAAGAGGCCGGCACCGCCGCCGATGAGGGCGCCCTGCATGCCGTGGCTTGGGCCAGTTGGTGGGGCATTCGCACCTTCCAGCAGATCGGCGGCGCCCCGGTCGGTGTATGGCGCGAGCTGCGCCGCATCAGCAATGCCAAAAAGAATGCCGATCTGGTTGGCCCACCCAAGCCAGTGCTGCAAGACCCGCGCTTTGAGGCGGCCCGCTTTGCCGCAGATAACGGCATCTTCCGCTGCTACCTGCACGCCATGGGCGGTGCACTGGCGACTCGCGCCGAACACCCCATCAAGCTGGCCCACCTCATCAAGGAGCAGGCCAACAGCTATGGCGAAGATATCAAGCGCCTGATGGGCCTGACCTCCGCTCGCCTTGGCATCAAGACCCGCCTGCAAGGGTGGGAGATTGTGCCTGCCGGCACCCATGAAGCCAGGAAAGCCGCCGAGGCTGCAGCGAGGGGGGTTGGGGTTAAGACGGGCGACAGCCCGGCACCTTGGAGCTCTGACAATAACTGTACGCAGCCAGATCCTGATACCTTCGCAGACCAGATCATGAGGGAACAATGGGGGTTATCGCCCTTCTCCATCGATCGATTGCGAGCTGGCGCCACCGTTGCGGTGGATGGTTTCTCTCTCTGGCTTGAGAACGGACAGGTGCAATCGGGCCGAGCGATCCAGAGCGAGCCGGATTGGCAGCCAGAGGGCCAGCGGCCAGCCGAACAGGGCCAGCGGCCAGCCGAACAGGGCCAGCCGGATGAGTACGCGCTGCCGGAAGGTGATGAGGACTGGCCGATGCTGGTTGAGCTGTGCGGCAAGGTCTACCAGGCACAGGGCCATGCCGGGGCATTCCGCTGGATCGAGATGCTGCCGGAGCCATACCAGTCACACATGTGGGCCGAGCTGGAGAAGCTGGACACCCCAGAGTGGCTGCAAGAACAGAACGACTACAGCGAGGAGTGGGTATGAACATGACAGTTCAAGTAAGAGACACAGCAGAAATAACCAACGAGCCCATTGGTTCTTGCTGGTTATGGCACAGGTGGTTGCGGGTAACAGTAGTAGCTGGAGCAGAGTATTTGACCTGCTCACATTGCAACGCTCGGAAAGCTCTGATGAGAAGGCCTGGGCGTGTTGAGGTTCAGCTTTCATGGGTTCTCGGTAATACCAACCAGCTGTTCATTGGTGTGGATCTGGCGGTATCGGCTAAACAACCTCGCAAGCCGTAACAGGAGATTGATGATGCAAAGCAAGCAAAGCGTCAGCCGCAAAGAGTACCGCCGCCTGGATAATCGGGTGACCTGCATTCTCCAGCAGCGCTGGCCAGCCAACGAGATTAGCCAGTGGGTGGGGATGCTCAAGGGAAAACAACAGTCCGTGGCCTGCGCCATCCTGCGCCGCCGGCACCCTCGCCCAGCACAGCTGGCCCTGCCGGCCATCGTCACCGAGGTGCCGACCCCGTATCAGGCCAGAGCTAACCGCCCAACCGTGCCGGTGCTGACAACAGATGGCCGCTCTGTTGGCCGCCGCCATATCGTGGACGGTCTCACCCCAGTGGCCATCGACCAGAGCGGCACCATCCGCTGTGCCGTCACCGGCCGCACCCTATTTATTGCACCGGGCAGCCCCATCGACCGCGCCAACCCGGGCGCCGCAGCCAAACTCAACCCAACATACCAGCCAACCATGCACCAGGTAGTGGCTGACCATCGCCAACATGTAGAAGCAGGGGAATAACCATGGACCTCAACGTTTATTTGGCACTGGCAACATGGCAGGAACAGGCAAAATACCTGCTGCAACAAGAGATAACGCTAACTCTAGATAGGGTAGGCCTTACGCCTGTCGCCAGAGCCGCCAGAGCTTTGGCTGGTGGTGTACCACTGTCAATAGTAAATCAGCCGGGAGATACCACGGAGCAGGTAATCGCAAAGGCAAAAGCGTGGTTACAGAAAGCTGCTGAAGATAAGGGGATAGCCGTAGGCATCACTCATTGGCAAAAGGTGCAGTTACGGCCAGAGCTCTGGATCGATGTGCCAGCCAGAGCAGAGGTGACTATTGAATCTAAGCCATCAAGAATGCACGTTGAGCTGCTGGCAAATGCACTGGTTTCTCAGGCGCAAGAGCTCAGGGAATGCGGACCGGACGAATGGGAATCAGTGAGCGACATGATAGAGGGGTCGCTCAATAACATCCGGTTAGATATGAAGGAGTCAGCATGAGAGATCCCCGCAAAAATCCGGTACCGGGTGACGTAATCACCAGATTCGGCTCCACCAGGGAAGTGACAGCCACCAAGCAAAACGCACGCGGCACCATCACCCATGTGGTGTACCGCCATCCGGCGGTTGACCTACCAGAGACCGAGGCCACCATCGCCAGCTGGCGGGCGTGGGCCAAGCTGGATGCCATGGTGGTAAGGGAGGGCGCAGCGTGAGCGACCACATCGACCCGCTCGGCATCATATGGCTGATCGGCCACGTGCTGTTTTATCTGATCGTCATTCCGGACTTGTGGCGCCGTTGCAGATGGGGAAGACAGAAGGGGGCAAGGGATGAATGACGCCACCAAGCGCAAGCAGGCCCAGCGGGCCAGACGGGCGGCTCTCGGTATCAAGCGGGTGGAGGTGGCGCTCTCAGAACGAGATCGCCAGCAGCTGGACCACCTGCGCATCGCCAGGGCTGGCAGCGGTGAACCCTACTCCACAGATGAGTACATCAGCACCCTGATCCGGCGAGACTGGGAGAAGTGGCTGGAGCAGGAGGCCGAGCTGAAAAAGCAGACCTGCCAGCACTGCGACCGTGATCTGCCAAAGGGGTGCGGCGGCACATTCAAGGGCCAATCATCATGCTGGCACACCCTAGGCAACAAGGAACTAGCGCTGTAACGAGAGAAAAGACTCTATGTGTCCGGTCACGAAAGCGTGACTGGGCACATTTCATTAATTACCATACATATCAGCAGAACAACCAAGGGGACAAGATAAGTTTTAATGTGTGCAATCTACCACCTGTAGAAGAGTGCATATGAAAAACACTCAAAAAAGTAAAGTGCAATGATAGATAGTATAAGACTATGAGTAGCAAGAAAATTTTTCATTAAAATGAAATCATAAGGTGATGTATGATTGAAATAGTAAGTGATATACAAAAAACCATAGAGAATAGAATTAAAAACCCATTATTGATTGCATTTTTTATTTCTTGGGTAGCTGTACACGCTAAAGAAATTCTGTACTTTCTCTATTCAAGCAATGAGCAAAAACTGATATTACTACATAATTACAAGTTTGCATTATTGTGTGATTTTGCTTTACCTGCTGCATTTACAATAGGATATGTAATAATTCTTCCATTGATAAACATTGCTTATCTTAAAAAGATTAAGGGGCCTTTGGATGAAAGATTACTTAATGTGGATGCTTTAAATAAAGCGAATGAATCAAGAGTAACACGAAGGATTAACAGATCTGCTGTTATTGCGTCAAATGAATATGTTAATAAAGTTTTTTCATTGAAGCTAGAAAGATGGAGCAATGAAAGAGAAGAGCTTAATAAAAAAAATCTAGAAAATACGGATAGAATATTAACTTTAGAAAAACAGATCAATGATCTAAAGGATAAAAATAATAAACTAGCCAGTTTGAACTCAGAGAGAAATTCAATAATAAGTCATTACCAAAATACTTTAGCAAGTCAGATATCATCGTTATCCTATTCATTAAATACAGATTTTCTCCTTAAGGATAAAAATAAAGGAAATCCAAAAGCGTTCTGTTTGGGTGTTGTCAGACAATATATAAACAGCATCGCTGGCTCTTACTTGCAGCTAAATAAAAAGCCGCTTATTGTAAGTGATGAAAATTGGGTTGAGCCTATTAACGGTGAGCTGCTTTTTCATTTTGAAAGGTCGGTGGAAGAATTAAATAAACTAATTGACTCTATTTGATTACTGATAAATAAAAATTTAAACAATACTTACAATAGGCCAAGGATTAGTTCTTTTAACTTTAGGAAGAGCTAAATAGACTTGGTTTATTGAACGTAATAATGCAGATGAAGTAGCTAGACGCGTAATTATCTATACATTTGAAGTATTTCACTTGAAATGTAGCTCCTGTTTAGGATGCAGCCAATAAAATGTCTAAAATAAAACACTATCCATGCTGGAGGGGGGTTCTTCCAAAACAGGATAACAGCCCAGTGAATTGGGCAGCACGAACCGGTGGTTTATGATAGCTACAACAACCACAACCAGGGGCACAGATGACATCACCGATAACAGGCCATGGCACCGGCCCGAACGGCGAGCAGCCATTCGATCTCGTCTTTGCTCAGGGCCAGCAGTTGATCCCGCTGCTGGCTCTGGTGGTTTCCTATCAGCCAATCACTGGGGGGCAACATGTGAGACACCGGGATACCGAGATAGATGCAGATGGCAACGGCGTGCTCCAGATCGAAAAAAGCACGATGCCGACCATCAAGCCAGCGGCCAACTGTCGCGGGGGCCACGTCAATGATCTTGCCGGTCGCCGTGTTAGTCAGTCCATGGCGCCGCAAAATGGATCTGGTAGTGCCTTTTGCACGGGTCACATAGGCCCGAGCGGCATTTGTTTTTCGCTTCATGGGGGCGCCTCCATCACAGGTGCCCGTGCTCGGGATCGTGGTAACTGTCAGATCTGACAGGTAAGACTAACGATATATGAAAAATCTAGCTGGCGACTGTCGAGAAATGCAATTCAGTCACAGATAAAATAATCAGGTCTAACCAGTTATGGGTAAGGAGTGGAATGTGCAGTCTGGTATAGAGAGTGAAATTTACAGATCTATCAGGGATATAGCGCGGGTCACGCCAGACCTGAAGGTGGAGGATCGGGAGGGGATGTGCGGCGCCATCATCACCCTCTGCGATCTGGGTGAGCAGCTGATCCAGCATAAAGAGACCAATAAAAAAGAGTCGTGACAGAGCACGACCAGAGCAGGGATTAAGAGATTAAAGGGGGCGCTATTGCGCCCCCAGTCCTTCCAGTACCATCTGCCGCCCCTCTGGCGTCAGCGACCCCATCAAGCTCAGCACCAGCTGGTTCGCCGTCTTGGCTGACGGGCTCAGTGTATGGGTGAACGACAGACAAGCCACCCAGGAGTGGCCGCACTCTGCATCAGTGCACTGGCAATACAGATCAGAGACGTCATCGCTCAGCTTGTTGGTTTTGGTAATGCGGCCCCGTTGGCCACACACTTTGCAATAAACCCGCATCACCCCTCCCGATAAATCAAATATTCAATCAATAGATTGCATCCTACCCCAAAAGGACTGGTTTTTTATACAGCTGACCCGATAGTTTCCCGAAAATCGACCCACAGCGCGCGGGGCAGCCCGGCACTGTTGATGGAGTCCTTGATCAGTTCGCACAGTGGCAGAACCTCGTTGCGGGCATAGGTAGCGTCATACTTATCAGGGTCACCCAAGCCGCCGCCGCCATTGGTCGGGATGATACCGGCCAGCGCGGGCGGGTAACGGTGAGCCGTCAGCACATCCTGGGCGGTGATCCCCTTGATGGCTGCGAACTCGTCTTTGGTCGCGATATCCCCCACCGGGATCAGCTTGATGCCGTCCGGCTTGCCTTCAGGGATGTTGACGAACATCGAACGGAAGTTACCAACCCCCTTGGAGTTGGCGATCATCTGCTTCATCTCCTCCTCGGTTTCATCGTCCATGTTCGGGTCAGTGGTGTAGAAGATGAACCCCATGTGGGCGCCGTTGAGGAAGTATTTGCGGCGGAACAGGGTGGCATCCTGGTTGAGCAGGGCCGACTGCAAGCCGCCCAGATAGTCGGGCATGCCATAGACCTGCTGCTCGGGGTCGTACTGGGCCAGCCAAATCACATCCTCCGGCCGATAAACCAGGTTAGGCTTGCCCTGCTGCAGATAGACAAAGCACCCATCATCGCGCCGGCGCAGATAGACGCTGGAGAGCGGATGCAGGGCGACAACCTGCCCGAAGGCATTACGGATCTTGAGCAGGCCGGCGTCGCCGAATTGCAGGTAGTTGTGCACATAGGCGGTGATGATGTTGCGCTGCTGCTGGAACCGGCCGGCCACCATATTGCGGCGCGCCATCAGGATCGCCCCGTGGTGAGCGTTCGCCCGCGCCACCTTGGCCAGCCCCTTGCGGTCGATGGGCGGCTGGTAATATTCCCCATAGGGATTGAAGAACACCCCGGTGTAATCGGTCATCCAGGCCGTGGGGTCGATGGCCTCCGCCGTGCTGAACATCACAGATGGCCGAGGGGATGAGGTGGCCACCTGCTGGCCCGGTTTTTGTCGTTTGGTCATGCTGCCTTCTTCTGCTGGCTGGTTACCCAGGTGGATTTACGTTTGCGGTTGGTATCGAGCGGTTCGTTGGCCACGGCGTGGGCGATGGCAAAAAACACGTCAGCGTGTCCGGTCACATTGTCCCGAGCGGCACGGAACGTCATCTGGCCGCCGCCGGTGGTGCTGCGCTTGATGGCGAGGAACGCCAGAGGGATATCCCGATCCGAGCCGTCCCACTCGATGCGGTTCGCCTCCACCACATCGATCATCTTGAGTACCAGCCGCGATTTGCTCTCGATGCTGTAGTTGATGGGGTGGCACACCCCTTTAAACTCAGGTTTCAACAGGTCATAGACCCCAGAGCCAATGCCGGAGACATCGACCCCGAGATAGGTGACCCGGAACTTCTTGGCGATGCGCACGATCTCCTGCGCCTGAAACTGGAAGTTGAGCCCGCGCCAGTAGTGCTTTTCCAATACACGGAACCGCTCACCGGCGACCATCGGCGGGGCAACCACCACCAGGGTTGCGTTGTCGCGGGTGCGGCTCGGGTCGTACCCCATCCACACCTCGCGCCGCCCGAACGGGTCAGGCCGCCCAGGCTTGTAGTCCTCCCACCGGCTCGGGTCCACCCCTGCCCGCTCCATATCCTGGAACTTGAACACAGACAGGGCATCATCGATAAACCGGCACATGTAGAGGCGATCGAACACCTCTTCGGGGTATTCGTCTTTCAGCTCCTCGATGTCGATGAGGTTGCAGCCAAGGCGAATGGCATCCTCGATGGTGATGACGTAACGCCACTGCCGATCAGGGCAAATGCGGCCGCCGTCGCGCAGATCATCTTCACCAGGGAAGTCGATGGCCACCCGGCTCGGTCGCTGGCCCTTCCAACGATCCCCCGTCCAGAACCGGTACGCCTCGTGAACCTTGCTCGATGGCGTTGAAAAGTAGGTCTTACGCCAGCGGCTCTGGGTCGCCATGGCGCTGGCCACGTCAGACAACTTCTCGAAGTTCGGGATCCAGAAATACTCGTCGATGTAGACGTTGCCGGAACGGGACTGGGCGCTGTTGGAGTTGGTCGAGCAGAAGTGCAGCTCGGCCCCGTTCGACAGCACAATGGGGTTACCGGTCAGGGTGACACCGAGGAAGGTCTGGGCAATCTTGCAGATGTAGGAGCGGAACACCTCTGCCTGGGCGCGGGTGGCTGACAGGAATATCTGATTGCCGCCGGTCAGTACCGCATCTTCCAGCGCCTCACCGGCGAAGTAGTAGGTCATGCCGATCTGGCGTGACTTCAATATGTTGCGGGTGCGCGGCAGTGCCGGGTCGTTCTTGGCCTCGCGGCAGCGCAGCTGATAGCCGAACAAGGTACCAAGCCACTCGGCAAAGTCTGCCTCGGTGAGGTGGCCGATCTCGTTCTTGGCCTTCTTGCCGCCCTTCCCTTTGCGGCCACCGCCATCCTGCCCGCCCCTGCTACGCGGGGAACGGTCGGGGGAAGGCTCGTCACCTGATTCACGGCGGGCGGTCAGCGCATGCTGGCGCTCGGCCCACTTGAGTGCCTTCTCTTTCAGGCTGACATGGTGCCCGACCAGTCGGTCGATTTCGTCGAGTTCTTCGGGGGTTTTCTTCTCTCGGCCCAGCAGAGAGTGCACCCGGCGGGCAATGGCATCCTCCACCGCCTCTTCGGTCAGCAGGTCACGCCAGCCGTACTTCTCGGCCCAGAAGTAGACTACCCTGCAGGAGTTAAGGTCAAGTTCGTCCTTGATCTCCTGGGGTGTCCAGCGCTTAAGATAAAGCCCCCGCGCAGCATTGCGGATCTCTTCGGGATACGCCACGGCGCCTCCATCTTGTGAATGATGGCGCCATCATAGCCAGCCCCCCGCCCCCACTTATTGCCCTGATGTTCCAAGCAATTCGGATATTCCCATGGATCCGAATCGCCTTGAACACAACCGGATGAATACCCCTTGCCGACCCGATAGCCTGAGCCCGTATCAATTGGGAGCAGGCATGAACACATCAACCTTGAGAACTGGCTGGGTCTGCATCGCCACCGAAGGCACAACCGTCGATGGTCGTGAGATTACCGCCGCTTGGCTGACTGACATGGCCGAGACCTACGATCCGGAATACTACACCGCACTGATTTGGCCTGATCACGACCGCTGGTCGAACTTCGGCTATGTACAGGAACTGAAGACAGAAGTCGTTGATGGCAAGCTCAAGCTATTCGCCATCCTGAGCCCGACCCGTGATCTGGTTTATTACAACCAGGTTGGCCAATACCAATTCTGTTCCATCGAGCCGCAAGAGCAATTTGCCGATCTGGGCCGCACCTACCTGCGCGGCATCGGCGTTACCGATGAACCCGCCAGCACCGGCACCACCCACCTGAAGTTCAAAGACAAGAGTGGCAAATCTCGCCTGATTGGCACCAGTGAGCCGCTGGATCTCTCCACCTTCAAACTGCCAAAGAACGAAAAAGCCGACGGTCTGATCACCAAGTTTTTCAGCTTCTTGGCCAGCCATGGTGAACAGGAAACCAAACCAACCCCCAGCCATCCAGAGGATGAGGAAATGACCAAAGAACAGTTCGACCAGTTGCTGGGAGCCGTCAACGGCCTTGGCACCAAGATCGAAGGATTCAGCGCCAAGCCGGAAGTAAAGACCGATCCGGTGACTGATCCGAACGTAGAAGGCGACAAGGCCAATATCACCGCCGACCAGTTCAGCCAGCTGCAAGAAACCATCACTGGTCTGGCAGCCACCGTCAGCGAGCTGAAAGGCCAGATCGACAAGTTCTCCGTTGAAGTGCCGGGTCAACGACCTGATGCGCTCGGCGGTGACGATACCCCCACCGCATATTAAGGAGCGACCGTGAGTCAGACCCTAACCGTCCAGGCACGTCAGCGCCTCGAAAAATACAGTGCTGCCTTGGCCAAGACCTATGGCATCCCAGTCAACGCGCTGGACAAACAGTTCAGCGTCATCTCCGGCCCGGTGGAAACTGGCCTGCGTGCTGGCCTGCTCGCCTCTGTCGAGTTCCTGAGCCTCATCACTTGCATGGATGTGGATCAGATCAAGGGCCAGGTGGTGCAAGTCGGCATCGGCAAGCTGTTTACTGGCCGCAAGAAAGATGGCCGCTTCAACGGCAAGATCGGCGTGGCTGGCAACACCTACGAGCTGACCGAGACAGACTCCTGCGCATCATTGGACTGGGCGACCCTGTGCGTCTGGGCCAACGCTGGCAGCGAGGGTGAGTTCATCAAGTTGGTCGGTGAGTTCATCAACACTGCATTCGCCCTCGATATTCTGCGGGTCGGCTGGAACGGCGTATCTGCAGAAGAGACCACCGACCCTGCGGCCCATCCGCTGGGTGAAGACGTCAACAAGGGTTGGCACCAGATCGCCCGCGAGTGGAACGGTGGCAGCCAGATCATCAAGGCCGAAGCGGGTAAGAAGATCTACTTCGACCCGGACGGCAAGGGCGATTACAAGACCCTGGACGAGATGGCCTCCGACCTGATCAACACCACCATCGATCCGCTGTTCCGCCAAGACCCCCGTCTGGTGGTGTTGGTCGGTACCGATCTGGTGGCGGCAGCTCAGGCCAAGCTCTACAGCGAAGCGACCAAGCCGAGCGAGCAGATCGCCGCCCAGAAGCTGGCCGAGTCGATTGCCGGTCGCAAGGCTTACATCCCCCCGTTCTTCCCGGGCAAGCGGATGGTGGTCACCACTCTGGATAACCTGCACTGCTACACCCAGCGCGGCACCCGCAACCGCAAGGCTGACGATAACCAGGACAAGAAGTGCTTCGATAACCAGTACTGGCGGATGGAAGGCTATGCCATCGGCGAGCACCTGGCCTATGGCGGCTTTGAAGAGGCAGACATCGAAATCGGTGCTGCTCCTGCGGCGGGTGCATAAACCATGAGCTCACCCGGTCAACGTCACAAGCAGCGAGTGCATGCCATGCAGGGGGCCGAGCAGGCCGCCTGCACTGGCGTGGCCACCGGTGCGGTGGCTGACAGCCTGCACCTGCAAATGATTGCCCTGGAACAGGACATCGTTCGCCTGCGCAAGCTGGCCCGCATTGGGGATCGGGTGAACATGAAACGCGACGAGCTGATGCCCAAATACCGCCCCTATGTGGAGCGGTATCTGGCCAGCGTGGCCGAGTCCGGTCAGCCCTACCAGAACGAGCTGTTTCAAAGGCTGGTGATATGGGCCTTCGATGTGGGCGACTTCGACACCGGCATTGCCTGGGCGGAGCTCGCCATCGCCCAGGGTCAACGCACCCCGAACAACTTCAAGCGCGACTGGGCCACCTTCGTGGCCGACACCGTGCTGGAGTGGGCCGAGAAGAACGCCGCCGAAGGCCATGCCGTCGAGCCCTGGTTCTCCCGGGTGTTCGACAAGGTGCGCAACGAGTGGCGCCTCAACGAGAAACTGACCGCCAAGTGGTTCAAGGCTGCGGGTTGCCTGCTGCTGCGCGACCAGGACGGCCAGCCACGACCGAGTGCAGTGGGTGACAGCGCCACCCTGGAACAGGCCGCCCACTGGCTGCTCCAGGCCGAGAAGCTGCACCGCAAAGCGGGGGTAAACACCCTGCTGCTCAAAATTGCCATGCGCCTGCGGGCGCTCAATCCGGAGCAATAAGACTCTCCGCGCCACCGCACCCCGGCGGGGAGGATAGGCAAGCCGCAAGGCCACCGCCGAATCCTGTGATCCGTGGCTTCAGGGGTGCACCTTTTCTCGCCGCGTCATCGGCGACCTGAGTGATCGGGAAAGTGGTGTTCACATTGGCAAGAATCGACAGAGGGTCAGAGATGTTTGCAGGCAAGGATATCGACTACAGCGCCGCCACTATCCGCAATGACGGGTTTTGGCCTGATGTGGCCGTGGCCGACTTCGAGCGCCGCCGCGCCCTGCCTGCCGACCTCGACCAACAGACCACAAGCGCCGCCCTGCTGGCTGCCGTCTCTGAAATCAACCTGCAACTGGCGATGCGTCAGGCCGCGCTGATGGCCGAGGGCTACGTCAGCGCCGCCGATGTGCCGGGGCCGAGCCTTGAGGGCGGCACTAATGCCCTGACCGAGCAGTATCTGGCCGCCGTGTTTGCCCGTGCCAAAGCAGCCTTGCTGCCGGAGTTCGCCAGCGTCACCGAACGGGCCGCAGCAAACAACCAGGTAGAGCGATCCCCAGACCAACGAGACCAGCTGTTGGCCGAGAGTCAGCAGCTGGTGCGCAGCATCAAGGGCAAGCGCCGTGCGGGGGTGTCGTTGATATGAGTGACGGCATGAACGAACAGCAGGCACAGGGCTATTTCCTCCACGCTCTCCACGCCGAGATCCTGCGGGTGCTGCCAGCCAAGTGCCACAAGCATCTGGATAGCTGGATGGAGAACGGCACCATCCGGCTGGAGCCAAAGAACATGGGCCCCACCGGATTTGATGTGGCATGGCTCACCTATCAGGCGGTGTTCACCGTCGAGCAACTGCCGTTTCGCGAGCTGGATCCGGCCATCGTGCTGGCCTCGGTGGCCGCCTGGGTGCAGGAGAATGACAAGTTTCGCGAGCAGTTCGAGCTGGCCGATCCCGAGTACGCCGTCACCCCGAACGATGAGAAGACCGCCGATCTCGAGATCCAGCTCGCCTTTACCGAGCCGCTGCGCCTGATCGAACACCACAAGGGCCCCATCAACTGGATGGGCAAACGCTGGAACGTGGCCCCGTATGAAATCTGGGTGGCAGACCACATCGATATGAACGTCGGTGACACCGGCCATCACCAGATCGGTGACCAGTCATGATCACCATCACTCTCGACACCCAGCGCAGCAAAGACCAGCTCAACCTGCTGGCCCTGCCGCCAAAGAAGCGCCAGCGGCTGGTGTGGCGAGCTGCCAACGAGATGAAGAAGCTGGCCGCCCGCAACGTGCGCCAGCAGCAAGACCCCAACGGCAATGCATGGGCCCCCCGTAAACGGGGCAAGCGCAAGATGCTGCGAGGCCTGCCAAGGCTGCTGGTGATCCATGAGCCAAGCCAGGATGTGGCCGAGCTCGGGTTCAAGAAGGGCTCGATGAACGTTCATGCCGGGGTTGTCGCCAACACCCACCAGAAGGGACACACCTACAAGGTGACCGCGGCCAGTCGGCGCCGTATCGCCGCCAGCGATGGCGGCAAGAACAATCAGGCCAGCAAGGCGCAGGCCCGCAAGCTGCGGGAGCTTGGGTTCAAGCGTCCAGGCAAGCGCAAGCGGGCATACAGATCGGCATCGCTCGGCTGGATTACCGGCAATCTCAACTACGCGCAAGCGGGGTTGCTGATCAAGAAGCTCAAGGACGAGCCGGTGAAAGAGAGCTGGGAGATTGAGCTGCCAGCCCGCCCGTTCCTCGGCGCCAATACCAAGCAACGAGAGCAAGCCTTTGCCCGTGCCCTGCAAAGCATCAACTACGGCTGGGACGTCAACAAGCAAGAGATGAAGAGGAAATAACGCCATGTGGCCTTATGTACAGATCAACAACTTGAACCAGATGCAGGGGCCCGTGACGGAAGTCGAGCGCCACCTGCTGTTCATCGGCACCGCGCCGACCAACACCGGCAAGCTGCTTTCGCTCAACACCCAGAGCGACTTCGACAAGCTGCTGGGCGAGGCCGACAGCGAGCTGAAAACCAACCTGCAAGCCGCCATGGTCAACGCCGGTCAGAACTGGACGGCTGCCGCCTTTGTGCTGCCAACCGACATGGACTGGAAAGATGCCGTTCGTGAGGCCCAGAAAACCCAATCCTTTGAAGGCTGTGTGGTTCTTGGTCAGGAGTGGGACGAGGCGAAAATCAACGCCGCCCACGCCCTCAACCAGGAGCTGATCGCCAAGATGGGGCGCTGGCAGTTCATGCTGCTGGTCGTGGCGGGCATCGTCACTACCCTCGAAGGCGGCCAGGACTGGAGCGAATACGAGGCCAAACTGGTCGCGCTTCAAGATGGCATCAAGGCGGAATCCGTCACCCTGCTGCCGCAGCTGTGGCCCAACCTCGCCGGGGCCTATGCCGGTCGCCTCTGCAACCGTGAGGTGAGCATCGCCGACAGCCCCGCCCGGGTGAAAACCGGCGCCATGGTGGGCCTTGGCAACAAGCCGAAGGATAAAGACGGTACCGAGCTGCCGCTGGCCACCCTGCAAACCCTGGAACAGAACCGCTATTCGGTACCGATGTGGTACCCGGACTATGACGGTATCTATTGGGCAGATGGCCGCACCCTGGACGGCGAAGGCGGCGACTACCAGGTGATCGAAAACCTGCGGGTGGTCTACAAGGTGGCCCGCCGGATGCGCCTGCGCGCCATTGCCCGCGTCGCCGATCGCTCCTTCAACTCCACCCCGGGCAGCACCGCCGCAGCCATCATGTACTTCGGCAAAGACCTGCGCGAGATGGCCAAGGCCGTCACCATCAACGGCCAGCTGTTCCCGGGCGATATCGCCTCACCCAAGGATGGCGATATCACCATCAAGTGGACGGCCAAGAACTTGGTCTCGATCTACGTGGTGGTGCGCCCCGTGGACTGCCCCAAGGGGATCACCGTCAACATCATGCTCGATTTGAGCCTCAACAACGGGGAGGGCTAACCCATGACCAGACGCATTTCAGGCCAGAGCTTCGATACCGAACTGATGGGCGCCATGGTGCACGTCGAGAAAGCCAGCCTCTCCATCACCGACAACAGCGCCGTGGCGCAAACCCGTGGCATCCCTGACGGCTATGTGGACGGCGACGTCTCGGCCGAGTGTGAGTTCGAGTTCGATGCCAAGAACTTCACCCTGCTGTGCGATGCGGCCAAGCGGGCCGGTAGCTGGCGCGGGATGAAGCCTGACGATGTGCTGTTCTACGCCGACACCGGCGACGAACAGATGAAGGTGGAAGCCTTCGGCGTGAAGCTGCAGATCTCTGACCTGCTGGATGTAGACCCCAAGGGGGGCAGCAAGGGAGTGCACAAGGTCAAGGGCTTCGTCACCTCCCCCGACTTCGTTCACATCAATGGCGTGCCGTACCTCTCCGAAGACGACACCCGCCACATGAAGGGCTAACGGATGGATCTGATCGACCGTGCCACCCAACAAGCAGAGCGGATGCTGGCGGCCCAGTTGGATAACCAGCTCGGCCGCAGTCATCACCAGGGCGAGAGCCTGTACCACTGCGAGGAGTGCGGTGATCCGATCCCGGAAGCGCGCCGCCTGCATGTGCCGGGTGTGCGCCTGTGTGTCAGTTGCAAGAGCCGCGCAGAACGGCGCGGGCAATAACGAGAACGGGATATGAACCCTATGCCAAACAAAGACCCCACCCTCTGGGCCGCCCTGCTGGCCTGGTTGATGGATAACTGGCCCGCCGTTTCCGGGGCTCTGCTGGCGTTGAGCATTTCATTTATGCGCATCACCTATGACGGCGGCAGCGGGCGCCGCCGCCTGATCGAATCAACCATGTGCGGCCTGATCACCTTGGCCGCCGCATCCGGTACCACCCTGCTCGGCGTCCCCTATGAGGCGGCCCCGTTTATCGGCGGTGTGGTGGGGCTGCTCGGGGTAGACATCATCCGCGAGCGGGCCAAGTTGGTGTTCAACAAGAAGGAGGAGGGCTGATGGCTCTGCGCTGGATTAACGAGGCTCGCAAGTTCTTGGGCCTGAAGGAAATCAAAGGGTCGAAGCATGCTCAGGAAATTCTGGACATGTGGAAAGCCATCAAACGGGGCGGCATCAAAGACGATGAAACCCCGTGGTGCGCCGCCTTCGTGGGCGCTTGCCTGGAACGGGTTGGCATCCAATCTACCCGCTTCGAGAGCGCCAAAAGCTATCTGGGTTGGGGCGAAAAACTGGATCGCCCGGTGCTCGGCTGTGTGGTCGTGTTCAGCCGTGACGGCGGTGGCCATGTGGGCTTCGTGGTCGGCAAGTCACCATCTGGCAACTTGCTGGTACTGGGTGGCAACCAGGGGGATGAGGTGAATATCCGTGAATTCCCGCTGACCCGCGTCACCGGCTATCGCTGGCCCATCAATGAGCCGCTGCCCGTGGGTGATCTGCCTGTTGGCACTCAGGCACAGCTGTCGATGGGTGAAGCATGAACATCCTCAAGTGGCTGTTCTCCAACCTGAAGTTAGCGCTGGTGCTGGTCATGCTGGTAACCATACGAGCAGGCTACGAGGTGCTACAAGAACGCACCAAGGCGCTGGACGATGCCAACAGCACCATCAGCACCTTGCAGTTGGCTAACCAGTTGATGGCCGAAGACCTCGAAACTCTCTCGAAGAAGGAATCGGGCTTGCGCGCCCTGCTTGAACACCAGAACGCCGCCTTGGCCGATCTCGACCAACAGAACAGGAAGACCGCCGATGAACTGCAACAAGCCTTGGCCACGCCACCGGAAGGCCGCCCGAACTGCGCTAGTGAGCCTCTGCCTGTTGGCGCTCTGCGCCTGCTCCAGCCAACCCACAACCGTGGTGCAAACCAAAGTGGTGAAGCGGCTACCGCCGCCGGGGCTGGTACCAAACTGCCCGGAACCTGAATTCACGGGGACGACCTACGGCGATGCCGTGAGGTTTATCCCCACCATGCAGACGGCCATGCGCCGCTGCCAAACCCAAATCAACACCCTGAACCACTGGATTGAACAAGAGGAAAACAACTAATGGCAAACCCGATTATCACCCTTGAAGTAGCCGGTAAAGAGCTGAAATTCGCCCCAACCATGGTGGCCTATAACGGTTTTATCAACGACATGATGCCGACCGACAAGGTGGCACCGGCCCACAACTACCTGAAAAAGATCGTCTGCCAGGAGAGCAAAGAGGCGCTCGATGAGCTGCTCAAGCGCCCCAGCGCAGCCTTGCAACTGGCTGGTGCCATCAACAAAGAGTTCGCGCCCGATCTGGAAATCACCGTAAAAAACTGACGGCGCGCGCCGAGGCCATCGAGCGCAATCAACTGGAGCAGGTGCTGGCGCTGCGGCGCCACTACCTGCCCCATGACGATGACGATATCGACAGCCTGGCACGCGCCATCTGGTTAGACAAAAACGCAAGAGAGTCCAACGCTGCAGCCGTGGCCGAGGGCATCGCCAAAGCATTCAACGGATAACGACCTATGGCCTGGATGGAAAAATTGATGATGCAGGTGGCTTTGGTGGATCAAGTCACCAAGCCCCTTGCTGGCATCAATGCCCAGATGGACAAGGTCAGCAAGGCAGGCCGTCAGGGCTGGAGTAGCATGGCAATGGGGGCCACCACGGTGGCCGCCGGTGGCATGGCGATCCAGTCTGCTCTTGGCCCAGCCATCGAAATGGATCGGGCGCTGGGTGAAGTGGCCTCACTCGATGTGCAAAAGGATGTGCTCGGGGCGCTGGGGCGCGAAGCGCTGGCCCTATCTGTAAAGTACGGCGAATCGGCAACCGAGATTGTCCGTTCCTCCTACGATATCCAATCGGCGATCGCTGGGCTGGAGGGCAACGAGTTGCCAGCCTTCACCCGCGCCTCCACCACCTTGGCCAAGGCGACCAAGGCCGACACCGCCACCATCACCAACTACATGGGCACCATGTACGGCATCTTCGAGCAGCAGGCCAAGATGATGGGCAAGGCTACCTGGGTGGAAAACTTGGCAGGCAAGACCGCCACTGCGGTGCAGATGTTCAAGACCACCGGCCAAGGCATGGCCGATGCGTTCGGGGCAATCGGGGCAAACGCTACAGCCGCTAATGTCTCAATGGATGAACAGTTCGCCGTGCTCGGCATGCTGCAATCAACTATGAGCGGTGGCGAAGCGGGCACAAAATTCAAGGCTTTCTTGGCTGGGGTGGGCAACGCCCAGAAGACCCTCGGCATGCAGTTCACAGACTCGGCGGGCAACATGCTGCCGGTGCTCACCGTGCTGGAGAAACTAAAGGCTCGCTATGGCGAAACCATGAGCGTGGCAGAGGGGGACGAGCTCAAGAAGGCATTCGGCTCGGATGAAGCGGTCAGCATGATCAAGCTGTTGATGACCAACGCCAAGGGCCTCGCCACAAACATCAACGCGCTGGCAAACACCCATGGTATGGGCAAGGCAGAGCAGATGGCCGCCGCAATGACCGACCAGTGGCAGCGGGTCGAACAGGCGTGGTTCGCCATCCGCGCCGCTGCGTTCGGGGTGGTGCTGCCAGCCATCAATGCCGTGGTGGGCGCCTTTGCCGATGGTGCCAACGATGTGCTGCGCTGGACGCACCTCTTCCCGAACCTGACCAAGCTGATCAGCTATGCCGCGCTGGCCATCGTGGGTTTGAGCATGGTCACCGGAACATGGATGCTGGTTGCCGGGGTCGCCAAGCTGGCCACGCTGGGGCTGGGTATCGCCTGGTCGATCATCATTGCCCCGCTCAGCCTGCTGAAAGCAGGCCTTGTATCGTTCCGCGCCATCATGCTGGCGGTAAACATCGCCATGTACGCCAACCCCATCGGCCTGATCGTGGCTGGCATCGTGTTGCTGATCGGTGCGGTGGCGGCGGTCATCTACTACTGGGACGACCTGAAAAAGACCTTCTCTGACTGGGGCGTGTTCCAGCTGCTCGGCAAGTCCATCGACTGGCTGATCGACAAGCTGAGCATGATCCCGGGCGTCAACATCGAAGCGGGCTCGATGCCTGATCTGAACCTGCCGAACCCTGCCAACATCAATGCCCCGCTCGCTCGCTATCGCGAAGGGGACAACAGCATCCCATCGGGTGGGCTTGGCCAGCAGCTGATCCAGGCCAACGCCGCTGCCACCACCGCCAACCAGAAACCGGCCAAGGTGCTGCACATCGGTGAGGTTCATATGACCAGCCAGAACCCGATGACCCCTGAGCAGATGGCCGAAAACGCATGGCTGGAGACCCCGTGATGAGTGATGCCAAGTACATCGATATCTGGGTAGTAGACGGGGCATGGCAGCTGGATGCCGGTGGCCAACCACGTTACACCCAAGACCGCCACAGCATCGGTCAGGACATCAAGCACCGGATCATGGAGTCAGGGCTGGCCAGCAAGCTGATCGGCGAGCGCAGCCCCACCCTGCGAGCCGATGTGATGACCGAAATCGAGCTGCTGGTCGAGAACGACACCCGGCTGATCCCCGGCACCATCGTGATCAGCGAAGAGGCACCAGACCGCATCCTGGTCACCGCCCGCACTTATGAATTTGGCGATCTGGAGGTAACCCTGTGAACCTGCGCCCAACCGTGGATTTTATGGCCCTGCTGGCAAAAAGCGGGGTACCGACAACAGAAGAGGCCATGGAGGTCGAGCTCAAGAAGGAGGTGGAGGCCGCCGGTTCGCTCATCACCAACGACAGCGATGTGAGCCCGTTCTGGCGGCTGGTACGCGCCGTGGTCATCACTCCGGCGCTGTGGCTGATCCGTATCCTGCTGGCGGGCCATGTGCTGCCGGCCAGCTTTGCCGCCACGGCGACAGACAGCTATCTGGATCTCAAGGCATGGGATGTGGACTTGACCCGCAAGCCACCCCAGAAGACCAGGGGGATCGTCAACTTCACAAAGGTGAATCCGGCAGAGGCCACAACGATCCCGGATGATGTGTGGGTCACCACCGAGCGCATCAACGGCACCATCTACCGCGTCAAGCCGGTGCAGGCGGTGGTGAGCCCTGCGGGTGAAGCGGTGGCGCGGATAGTATGCGAGGCCGAGTTCGCCGGGGTGGCATGGAATCTGGCCCCAGGCTATTACAACCTGCTGAGCAAGCCGATCACCGGCATCCTGTCTGCTCGGAACTCCGAGAAGGAGTGGATCACTACCCAGGGCGCCGATGCCGAGAGCAATGACGCGCTGGGCCTGCGCATCAAGAACCAGTTCTCGGCCGTGGGTCGCTATCACATCGATGCCATTTACCGCTCCATGCTGGCCAGCGTGGCGGGCATACGCGCCGATCACATCTTCTTCGAGCACGATGCACCGCGGGGGCCGGGTACCGCCAACGCCTTCATCCTGCTGGAGGTGGGTACCACTCCCGCCAGCTTGATCGAAAAGCTCAACGAATACGTGAACAACCAGGGCAACCACGGCCACGGGGATGACCTGCAGGTGATGGCTATGCCGGAAACAGAGCACTCCCTGCACCTTGAGCTGTGGCCGGTCGAGAACTTGGCCGCTGAGCAGCGGCTGGCGCTGGTCAGCGAGGTGAAGCTGCTGATCCAGGCGGCATTCCGGCAATCAGCAGACTACCCGGCAGTGACCCGCACATGGCCACAGTCCCGCTTTTCACTGAGCCAGCTGGGCCGAGAGCTTCATCAGGCATTCCCAGAGATCAAGAGCCTGCACTTCACCGAGCTGGATATCGTCTCTGGTCTCGAGATCCCGCGCTTGGCCACCATCGAGGTGACGCTCAATGACTAAAGCCAAAGAGCTCAATCACCAGGAACTGGCGCCAGAGCTGCCGGAGAGTCAGGCGCCGTGGTGGGAGGATGGCAAGACCATCGCTGATGGGGTACAGGAACCCGCTTTCTTGGCCAAGGGCATCATGGCGTTCTGGCGCCGGATGCGTGGCTGGCTTTTGCAGCCATTGGCACAACAAGACCCGCTGACCTGTTCAGAGGCAATGCTGGCGTTGCTGGCATGGGAGCGCGATATCACCCGCTTCAACGGTGAGCCGCTCGACCTGTTCCGCAAGCGCGTCAAGTTCGCCTTTATCAACGCTCAAGACTCGGGAGAGGTGGCGGGATTCAAGCGCATTTTTGAGCGTCTTGGCATCGGTTGGTGCGAACTATATGAGCGACAGGACGGCACCCCGTGGGACGTTATCACCATCGAGGTGGCTGATAGCGCTATGGCTAAAAACCAGCAACTGATGGAGACCATGATCCAGCACTACGGCCGCACCTGCCGCCGTTACCGCTTCCAGGTGCTCTATCCGGCGATGGGATATCTGCATGCAGGTCGTATCGACATGGGACATCAGGTATTCGCCGCCACCCTCAATAAACCAGCCTGCAAGGGTTACCTGCGGGTCGGTCACATCCATTTCATTCAACATGTTTTTGGGGCCACCTTGCCCCGCAAGGAGTCATGATGAGCCAGGTAATTACCAACGCATTCGAACAATATTGGCAGTCTTGCCTGACCACTGAGCAGCCTGTCGTGATGGATGAGTTCATCCTGGCTGATATCCCCAATCTGGATATCACTTCCCCCATCGATCCGGAAACAGGCCTGCCGCCGCAGAGCCAGATCGTGCATCGCCAGAACGTGGACCAGCGCGGCCGTATCAACAACAACGCGGTGGCCTACACCATCGTGATGGATACCACGGTGGGCGACTTCTCGTTCAACGCAATGTACCTGCGCAACAAGCAGCTCGGCGTGATCGGGATGATTGTCTACAAAGGGCGCGAGACCAAACTCAAGACCGACCAGACTACCGGACAGACCGGTAACTCCCTGGTAAAGTCGATGCTGATGGGTTACGACCAGGCCGCCGAGGCCACCCTCACCAATGTGGATGCAGGAACGTGGCAGATTGACTATGCCGCCCGCCTGCGCGGGATGGATGAAGATATCCGCCAGCTGCAGGCCGATCTCTATGGCCATCACACCTTTGTCGGTGACGGCTTCAAGGTGGTCGAGCAGGACGGTGCCTATCAGGTAACCAAGGGCGTGGCCATCATCGGCGGCCTGCGGGTCGAACTGAAAGCGCCGGAGGTCATCCACCCGGGCACCAAGCCGATCGGCGTATGGGTCGATGTGCATCGCTCCGGTTCGCTGCTCTCCGAACACCAGAACCACTTCACCATCATCACCAGCGTGGCCGATCTGACCGACCATGTGGACAACAACGGCTATCAGCACTATGTGGCCAAGCTGGGCGCCATACTGGCTGACAGCACCATCGTGGATGGACGTGGCAATACAGGCAATGGTGAAACGTCTATCCATGAGACATTGGTTAGATTGGAGCAAACTGACGATCTATTGTTCGTCAACACCTTTGAAGTGCATCGCCGCTCATACGGCGAAGCGGGTTTTAATGTAGTCGGCACTTTTGAGGAAGGTTTTACATATGTAAATGCCCACGATATTGGCATCCATAAGGCCACAGGAAAGGGATATACCGGGCCTGCCGGGGATGTCGTTGCTGGCACTGACCCGGCTAGTGGTGGGTTTGTTGACCGCAGCGGCGAACTGTTGCGAAAACAGCTGGTATTAACCTCAGCGGAGGCGAAGAAAAAAACAAACTATACAGAGGGTCAGCCTGTCTATTTGATAGACCTCGGGTGTCGATTCGTGTTCAGAAAGTCACGCTATTTGATAGTGGGACAAGCGGAATCAGAGATAACCTTTGATGATGATCTGCATATTCTCATCGATGCAGGCGGGATGCTCCAGTTTGATGACTTCAGCAAAGTACGCGCCAAACAGACTATCAACGCGGCCAGGTTTGCTGCTGCGCTAAAGGATGATACGACCACGCTGTCGATTGATTGTTATGGTGACTCAATTACTTTTGGGCAGGCTAAGGAAAACTCTCCAGGAGCAACAAATGAAATTGGCTCTCCTACTGGTTTTGGAGACGGTTCCACCCACAACCATTGGAGATTTAACAGCCATTACCCGCAATGGGTAGCGTCATTTCTGGCCAATAACCTGTTGCAAGCGAGTCATGTCAATAATTTTGGTTACTCAGGTGACAGAGCCATCAGCGGATATTTGCGCCATCGGGTGACCAGTGGATCTTTAGCTGCCACTATCATGTACGGCATTAATGACTGCAATTTCGCTACCAGCAACGGAAGCCTACAGTCTGGGCTGTCAGGGCCTAACACCTACAGTGTCCAGAATTACGCTGTCGCATTGCGGCTATTCGCCGCAAAACAGATCATGCAGGGAAAATACGTAACTATCATGGGCACCACCCCTTTTGCAGGGCAAAAAGGGTTTGATGGTACAAAATTGGCGTCGTCACAATTGGCGAGGGCGTATAACGCCGCAGCAAAGCAAGTGGCTGCGGAGTTCGGCTGTCGCTATGTCGATATGTGTCAGGACGTGTTTGCGCAGTATGGGCTGATGGAGATAACTGATGACGGCACTCACCTGGGGCCTGCCGGATTGAAGATAGCAGGCAGTCGTATCTCTGCGGCGCTGTTCACGCTGGACACTGAAAACAGGGTATCTCATGGCTCAGTGCTGCTCGCCAACCCGATGATCAATAATCGGATGTCAAGATCACAATCCAACGTGCTGCCAAACATCACTAGCTCAACACCCAAGGGCACGCTCGACAACAAACCAACGACGATGGCAGTAGGCAGCGATTTCTTGACCATCCCGTTTTATGCGGAAACTGGCGGGTTAGTCGTGTTTGTTAACGGGGTGGTGGCGGCAAGCGGTGCTGTGATGGATATTCAGATCGATTCTGGAGCACTGCAAAGTGATTTTCATTTCCAGCATGACTTTATGCCGGGTAAGCCGGTATCGGCCAAGTCAGTCACTCGTAATGCGCCGTTCCACCGAGACAATACGAATATCAGCGATCCGACAGGCCCATTCTTCATCGTGGCAAACCGTGGATGGCATACGCTGTCAATCCGCAAGGCGGCTGGTGAATCAACCCCGAACGTCGACTCACTATCGTTTGAGTCACTGGAGTCTGTACTGGCGTCAGATGTTAACGGAGTCTCTGCTACAGCGGTGTGGGCTGATGGGGGTTATGACGCTACAGCCAGCCGCGGCATTGCCAGCATGAGTGTTCCATATCAGGGAGGGATCCAGGTAACGTTTAAAACCCCTCGGGTCAATGACACATACACGGTGGCCGTCACAGCAACATTTCCTGGTACCGGTGTGATGTATCGCGTGATGCGGTTGACTACCGGGTTTACCGTGGAGTTTCTCTATGGTTCTGGTGCTGGCGCGGGGATGGAGTTCAATCCAGAGACCCCCACAGATGCAACGTTCGCCGTTATCGGCGGGAGATAATTGCAGCGATGCGCCATAGTCTTCACTCGCCACATGTAGTGCCATCTGGCAATTACCTGACCGTCACACCATATCAACATGGCATAGGGAAGGAACGGGATAGGCAATACACAATAGCCGCTACCGCCGCCATCAAAACCATGGCCGCCAAGTTGCAAGATGGCGCAGACAACCTGCTGCCGGCTGGTCAACTTCATGTGGTAGCCTGGATGGTAACCGGTAGTAGCGAGGTCGAACTGGCTGCCAGGCTGGCCGAAGTCTGCACCGTGCTGCCGCTACCTGAGTGGTGCGCCACCCTGCGCCGCCTCACCGCCGAGAACAACCTGATGGCACAACCTGCGGCGGCCATGGTGCCACGCTGGAAGGCGGGCGATCCGCTGATCTGGGATCCCCTACGCCGCCATCTGCTGGTCTCTACCGCTCGCTCAGCCTTACAGCAGAGCGAGGGCAATTCACCATCACCGGATGCCACCCGCGCCAAGTTGGCCGCGCTGACCAGCAAACGCGCCGCCCGCATCGCAGAACTGGACGCCGAGCTGGCCACCAAGCCGAGTTTGGCCGGCAAGATGTGGAGCTGGCACGGCTATGGCGATCCAGCGAGCCTTGCCACCCAGTTGCAGGGGAGCGATCACCCTGACCACAGCCATGCCGTCGGCGCCATGCTGCTCTCACCAGAGCCGCTCACCTACTGGCAGGAGTTAACCCAATGAGCCGGACAGCCATGCTCACCCTGGACGGTGAGCCCATTGTGATGAAGTCGATGCGGATCTCGGTATCGATGCAGTTTCAGGACAAGGACAACAGCGGCCAAACCAGCTCGACCAGCAGCTCGGAGCAGGGGGAGAAGGCCAAGGAGCTCGATGTATCTGGCTTGGTACCGTTCAACGATGAGCAGACCCTGAACCGGTTGTTTGAGCTGGCCGCCGCCAAGCAAGACGGCGGGCAGCGCCATATCTATCGGGTCGGTTCGCTGCTGGCCAAAGGCGTGAAGGTGCGCCAGGCCAAGTTCGCAGGGCGCATCACCGCCAGCGAGCAGGAGGGGTTGCTAGCGTGGCAGGTGCAATTCACCTTGCGCGAGCATAACTCGGTACCGGAGAAGCGCGAGCAGCGCCAGCCCAAGCAAAAAGTGACTGTCGGGCAGGGAGCCGAGAGCGCATCAACAGCCAATACAGCCAGCCCAACCGCCGCGCCCAACGAGCAAGAGCAGTTGAGCTCCTGGGAAAGGATGGTCAAGGGACTGGATGACAAGCTGGGAGATGTAATGGCGTGAAACTTGCGACCAATATGACGGTAGGTGGCGAGCCGCGTCACCTGGTAGACCATGACATGGTGTTGGATTTGTCAGCAGGTGGGCGCGCCTCGATGACCATTGAGGGGGCAGCGAGCAAGGGGCAGGTGATGACCGTGGACATTGGCTATAACAGCCAGCTGCGCCGCTGGTTCACCGGCTATGTCTATGACGTACAACCAGCCGCTAACGGGGCCAGCAAGCTGATGTGCCGTGAACTGGCGGGGGTCTTGGGTAGCCGGTTCCCTATCAGCATCCAGCATCCCACCCTGCGCAGTGTGCTGGCGTGGTTGTCTGAGCAAACTAGTCTCACCTTCCTGCTGCCTGATGGGGTGGACTACACCGACACCCAGATACCCAACTTTACCAGCGCAGGCACCGGTTATCAGTTGCTGAACAACGCGGGTCGCGCATTCTCGGTACCTGATTTCATCTGGCATCAACAGCCGGATGGTTCCATCTTCGTGGGCAGTCATGCCCATAGCCGTTGGGCGGGTCGGCCGGTCGAGCTTGATCCGGCCTTCTCTGCCCGTCAGGCTGGCAATACTATCACCACCGCGCCGATCCCGGCCATGCGCCCGGGGGCCATCGTCAACGGTCAGCGGGTGGTGCGGGTGCGCCTCAAGGGTGATGAGATGACGCTCACCACCGCAACCCCGGATAAACCGATCAAGTCGCCAGAGCGCCGCAAGATGGAGGGGGAGTTCCCCGAGCTGGCCGACAAGATGCACCTGCCCAAGTTCGGCCGGGTCGAGGCCATCAGCGACAGGGCCGCCGCTGGCCAGCTCAATGATCCATTCCGCCCGCGCTATGCTGTGGATGTGCAGCTGCTGGGAGAGGATGGCAAGCCGGATGAACTGACGCCGCTCTATCGCGCCGTGCCGCTGCCGGTGATGTTCGGCGGGCCTGAACAGGGGTTGCTGCAGTTCCCTGTCGAAGGGACGCTGGTCGAGCTGGGGTTTGCCTTCGGTCGCGCCGATCGCCCATTTATCCGTACTATCCTGGGAACTGGCTGGCCGCTGCCGGATATCGAGCCGGGCGAGCAGCTGCAACAGCAACGGGCAGAGGTGTTCAGTCGCACCGATACCGTGGGCAACCAAACTAGACATACTGACCGCAGCCAGCACGACAAGGCACTGCGGATGCTCCGCGAGGCCGACGAGTACCAGGGAGAGTTCGGCCAGCACCAGCTGAACGTCTTGGCCAACAGCGTGGAAGAGATCGGGGCCATGAAGCGCATCGAGGCGCTCGGGGATATCGAGCTGCTGACGGCCGAGGATATGATCCTGGGCAGCGCTGGCAACATGAGCACCACCACCGGCGGAAATCTGGAGGAGGATGTCGCGCTGGTTCGCCGGGCACTGGCAGGTGAGCTACAGCACTTCGAGGCACCACGTTCGTGGATGGGTACCGAGGGAACCAACATATTCCGCCTGCTAAACCAACTGATGACAGTAGTGGAGCAGCTGGCCGCCACAGCCGCGAGCCACAACCACGGCGGGCCAGGGCCAACCAATGCCGAGACATTCACCGGCCAGAGCCAGCAGGCTGGGCAACTGGCCGGAACCCTCGCCGCCATCATCGAGTAA